TTACTACTCTCCCTTTATTATATTTATTTAAACGGATATAATTTACATCATCTAAACAATTTAAATTTGCAGTAACTTTAAATTTACTTACCATGTTTTTTTTTATACCACCATTTCTCCACTTTTCAAATTCATTAAAATCTTTTATATTATTAATTTTACCAATTAATCTTGTTATATCATCTTCTAATACTTTTATNTACTCATCTTTNTCATAGATAAATATTTCATCTGTCGCAGGTTTATATACCTTATTTATAGTGCCATTCCCTTTTGTAAATATATATACCATCTCGTGNATGCGGTGTAAGTTATGTGTAAAATTGCTATATTTTTTTTTATTCCAGACTATTTCCTCCTTAAACTTAAAGCCAACATCCTCCGCAATCACCATTCTGCGTGCATTCTCTACACCTCTGCCAAAAAAGATTATAAAGCCATCTTTTTTTATTAGTTTGTATGCAAGTTCAAAAAATTTTTGATTATCAAACCTTCGATCTAACTTGTGATCTAAATAAACATATGGAGGATCTGTTATTATTGCGTCAACTTGCATTCCTTTATTAACTAAACGTTGCATTATTTCTAAACAATCTGCATTGTAGAGCTTTATATAATTGTTATCATTATATACGTATGTTCTCATATTTTTTATTTTTTATTATTTTTTTTATTTTTGTGAAAAAAATTTTAATAAAATATCTGCCCAAATATAACCTATCATCATTGGTACGATTATTATTATCTTAAATAGAATTATAAATGTATCTAATAAAAATACTCCAAATACTTTTATTATTTGCTTAATATTAAGCTGCTCTAATCTTTCTTTAATTTTATTAATTATTTTTTCCATTGTTTTATTTTACTTTGTAATTAAACCTAAAATTACCAAAAACTCAACCAAAGTAGCACCAGCAAAGGTATTGCGCTGCCTTTTTAATTTCTTTACTTTTTGTTTATACATATCTTCCAAGCTCGCATTTACACTATCTTGAATGTTAATAATATTAGCATATAAGTTATTTTGTATATAACAATTAGCTAACAATTCACTATCTTTTCCACATTCTAATAACTTAATAGATAACTTTTGTATACTTATACTATCAAAACATATAAACGTGTCTACGTTAGCTAAATTAGTGTTTAACAAGGTATCATAAAACACCACATAATCATTGTAATTATAAACATACACACTATCTATTTTTTGTTTATATTTTGTTATAATTACAGTGTCTATATTTTTTTTAGCTAATAATACAGCATTCAAGCTATCTATCTTTATATTATAACTTTTTATATCATTTTTGTATCTGTTTATAAGATTATTATTAAAATCAATAATATCATTTTTTTTACGAAAGCTGTTAGACATAAACATTATTACAGCTAACAAAATTAATATTACAAAAAATAACTTTTTTTCTCTTTTATTCATAATAATCTTTATCAAATTCATTATATAGCTCACGTATTTTTTTATATAACCTAAAACGCTCCTCCAACCCATTGTAGCCCCCGTTTATTTTTTTTGTTATGCACTTACATATATTATAAGCATTTTCATTGTCTACAATGTAACTATTTAGATTTTTAATATCCCAATAAAAAAACGCCGAAAGCACAGCAAATTGCGGTTGTAAAAGTAAATCTGGACTATCTACGAAAATTTTGCTGTCATTATACCATTTTGAAAATTTCAAATAGTTATTTTTTCCTGTTAGCTGTATCAAACCACGCCCCCTATACCTGTAACCATCTCCACTTTGCTCATCACCGTTACCCATTCGATTAGCATACACTTTATTAGCTATTTTTTCAGGTTTATAGGCATATTCATTAGCTTCGTCGATAGTTTTAAAGTATTTCGGAAAAACTTTCAATAATCGTTTAGCACTATAAGTAAATTTTTCTTCTATGTAGTTCATATATCCACTTTCATAGTTCGTTTGAGCTAAAAAATGACAAATTCGTTCAACTGTATTTATTTCGTATTTTTCACAATACTGTTCAATATAGCTATAATACTTGTCTTTTATAAACATTCTTGCTGTTTTTACTAATTCTTTTGTATCCATATTTTTTTAGCAAAATTAAACAAAAAATTCCATATATCCGTTTACAAACGACTACAAATATTTGTAAATACATATCTATGAACACCAATAAACAAGGGGGCTTGCGCCCCCTGTCTAACCCCNAAAAAATAAATTTATGAAAAAAACTAAGTAGAATTTAGTATTTCAATCCCTTATGATGCGATTATTTTTGATATATCCATTCATTTTTTTTTAAATTATAAACATAAGTTCCTGCTTTTTTATTGTTTTTTTCATAATCTCTAAAAAACTCATAACTATAAATTCCCAAACAGCTCTTTTCTAAAATAACATTATCATTTATTGTTATTTCAGAAAACACACTACTCGCAAAAGCGTGTTGACCTATTTTTTTACAATTAGGTATTTTTAGTTTCCCTACAAATTTACTATCACAAAATGCATACTCCTCTATAAACTTACAATTAGATAAATTTAAAGTAGATGGCGTATCTATATAATATAAATCACCACTTCTCTTTAATTTTTTTGCTGATAAATTAATAATCACTTCCATATTTTTTTTGCAAATATACAAAATATTTTTTAGAAAAACCAAATTTTTTGCTATCAAATTTATACATTATTTTATTGATTTTTATCAATAAACTTTTTTATAAAGTCATAATACATTTTCTCAACTAGCCTAAATACCTTTGTGAGTGCTGTATTGCGACCTATAAGTTTACAAATATTTTCATCTATTGAAATGAGTTCATTTATCAAAATAATTACACTTGCAAAGTTAATTAAAATAAAGCCATCTTTTATAACAAAATAATCAATCAAATATAGCACTAACATTATTGTGTAGTAATATCCTATTTTTACAATACTATTAAAAAACTTGTTACTCTCAATTTTTATCTTATTCTTTTTAGCTACTAACAAGGCTGTAACTATATCCAGCACTATTACTATAAATATTATATAAAAATACCATTGCACGTTTATAAAAAAATTACTCAATATTGCTAAAGGTATGATTAGCAACTGGTTGGAGCTAATAACNTCTAATATTTTTGTCGTNAGCTCTTGTGNTTTTAAAATNATTTGTTCTATTAACATATTTATTTTTTTAATATAAGTTATATTTTAAATTTAAATATTCGTGCACGTATGCAAACTCGCTGTCAGAGAGCACTCTATCAAATTTTATTATTTCCATTATGTGCCCTTCCCAAAACATTTGTGGGTCTAAACCAGTCCTCCCCACAGCTCCTATTATCAAATCATAATTATTATTCATATCATAAGTGCCATCAAAAGCATCAGTATCCGTATTTACACCATTTTGATATTTTTTAATTACATTGTTGGCATTNTCTATTTTCCAAGCTGTTACTACATTTTCTAATTTATANTTAGGTGTTTGATAATATCCTTTATCTGAATATGTAATTTCGCTTCCTTTTACCACAGTAAAACCAATCAAATAATTTCCACTACCAGATATTATCCTTATACACCAACTTTTATCAGTATTATANCTATTCGCTTTNGAAATAGCAAAATGGTNATTACTTGTCAAATANTCATGCTGCAACACTGCTATCAACGTCCCTCCACTCAGCTTNAAATCGCATATATCACCACCATTCAAATAATCATCCACACCATCGAATTGCAGTGCTGGAAAGGTATTAGCATAATTATCNACTAATAAAGGTCGTCTATCAGCTACATTTTGNATTATGTTATANTCNGGATGGACAAAGTCTTCCCACCTACTTACTTTATTATTACTATCAGTAACAACGCCATAATCTGCACGCAGCCATAGGTCTATGGCGGAATACCTTTTTATAACTTTAGCATAATCTTCTACCTTTTCCTTTAGTGTTTTTTCTTTAATACAAGTGTCATTAGTAGTATCTAACTTCACTTCACAATTCATTATCCATCCTGTTATTTTTTCGCTGTACGCCTCATCCGACACGGCTGTTAAGTTAAAATTAGTGGCATAATGCACACGTTTTAGATAAAATTGTAAATAAATAAGTCTTTTTAACAAATCATCTTGCACTTCTATGACATTACTATTATCAGTTTTTAGCTTATCAAAAGCAAAAAAATTAAACTTCAAATTAGTGATAGAATTCTCTAAAATACTATGATTGAAGCCGTCAACGTGATAGACGAGTAGCGGATATTTCAACTTTCTTTCAGTAAAAACATTGTTAACATAAGAATAGTAGTAGCTTGCAAAAATATTCTCATTAGCTAAAAAATTATCTATGTCTATTAAAAAATCTTTAAAATTCATAATATTTGAAAGTTTTTATATGCTTTGCTATTTACGTGTGTATAATAATTATTTTGTATAAATTTAAGCATTTGACTTTTATAGAATTCTTTATCGCTATTTAGCTGATTTAATAAATTCTTTCTTTCATTATCAGATACCCTATTTGCATTTTCTGCGTTCATACTAACAATTCCACTCGCACGTATCTGATACGTCAAAGTCGTTACAGCCCTATATTCTATACATTTAGTTATGTATAATAGCATATAGTGTTTTAGCTGTATATCTTGTGTAGTCTGCGTTCCATCTGCCCATCTCTGTAAAAAATCTTCAAAAAAATTATTTTTGAAGATTGGCAAAAATTCAATCTCTTTCACGTTCTGTAATAAAGTAGCTATAACATCATCGTTGATATTTTTCTGCATAATGCTAACATCCTTAATTTCCGCTACTGTAAACAATTCCTCAAATGTCATATTATTTTTTTATTTATTTATAGGTTCTAAAACAAAAACTTGGTGCCAGTAATGTCGACACCAAGGATAGTTCTTATACCACCCCCCTCGATACAGCCACACGTCCAAGCCTGCTCTCGCCGAGATAGTGTCTATTTCCTTTTTTGTGTAAATTCTATTCTCTCTAATCATTTGTATGCAGAATTTTCGAGAGGTAGGTATAATTGGATCCCCGAAGCCCGGCTTCACCGTGTATCTATAGTATGTTCTAACTACCTGTATATTTGTATTTTTTAAGATATTTTTACCATTCCTGGTTATATCAAATCCTTTAATATAGCCGTTTTGCTCCAATATTTCTAAACTTTTATTTAATCTGTCTTTTGAAATACCTAATTCGTCGATTATTCCTAACAAATTGGCTTTTTCATTTATAGCATTTAATATTACGTAGTCATTATAGCTTAAATTTTGTGCAAAATTCAGATATTTAGCTACCTCAAAATCCTCAATTCCACCACTTCCATCCTCTTCTAACCCGTGTTCATAGACTATTTTTACACTATCATCTATCTTTTTACCTACTTTACTGAATAAATCTAATATAAAGTCAACTTTATCGTCTTCAATAAATTCTTTTTCGCTACTAAACATATAATTTATAGTAGATTGCTTTAAAAAATTAGGTAAAATCTCTTCTATTTCGACGTTTATACCTATGTTTTTAAGACAATCGAGTAAATAGTTTCGACGAGGTAGTATGTATTGAGCACGAAAAATGTCAAAACTGGTGGCTAATTCAGTAGCTCCACCAAGCTGACCAGGTGTTTTTATACCTACGAGCAGGGGATTAGTGATTTGATGCGAAATTAATATATCCTCCTTAACAGCCTCCCAGACTGCATTGTATCTATCCACCATATCCGTTTGTGGAATAGGGTTTACCACGACAGATGGCGAATCGCCTTCTGAAAAATTTATATAAGCTGCACCCCAATTGTTTTTATCATAAATACTTTTCTTTAAATCATTTATATAGTCTTGTTTATCAGGTTCACTCATCTGCCTACCCGCTATTATATCTATAATAGCACTAGCTTTGAAGCCATTATAAATTTCACCAAGATTGTAAAACTTTATCGCTATATCAGTCATAATCGACGGTATAGCACTGTTATAAATCGGCACAGGATAGTTATTTATCGAATTTACATTATTTTCATCACTTAAAATGAACGGGTCAAGGCCAAAAAACGCTATTGCACTATTATTTATCCAAACTTCGTCAAAAAAATCACTATAATAAATGATATTTTTTCGACCAGTCCAGTTCTCGCAGTAGGCATATGAACCATCTTTTAGAATTCTAACATTAGCTATACTTATGTAATCGCATTTTAAGATGTTATTGAATTTTTCAAATTTTAGTGCAAAGCCATTAAAAATTTCATAATCTTTTATAATTTTTTTTATAATTTCATTAATATCGTCTAAAAAGTAGTAGCCATCAGCGATTACGCTCTTTATTCCACCGCTATAAATATAATTATTTTTGCCATTTACAATCCCCTGATGTAATCCACTATTGATAAACAAATAGTTTAAAAAATACGAGTAATTATCTCTATCCCCCCATTTAATTATATCACCAGAGGTGCTTTTTATAGAAGGTTTTGGTATGTTTATCTCTAATTTTACAGACTTCATAGAATTTAAATTTTAAAAAAGGGAGTTTTTAACTCCCTTTTAATTTTTATTTTTTATGGTGTTTCTTCAGCTATAGTTAAAGAACTCATTACTGTAGCGGAAACTAATAGCATGTTTGAAGTTTGTCGGTGAGTTGCTGTCAAAGTTACTCCAGAAGCGTCTTCTAACGCAGTGCCTGTTGTGTAATTAGCAACAAACTTCGCTCCCCCTTCGTGAAAATACATTTCATAGGTTTTATCATTTTTTTGAATAATCACAAGGTGCCTGCCTTTTGTCAAAGCGTCGATTTGTTTTAAAACGTTGTTATCAACTTTATTAATTTTTATTTCGCACGCTTGCTCAAAAGCTGCACTGGAATTCTCCTGCGAACCTACTGCGTTGCTCGAGAAATTACTCGTTTCAGGCTCGAAAGCTATTTTATACGCTTTTGCATCAGTTTTTAAAGTCAAAGCACTTACTTGAAAATCAGTAACAGTCAAGGTGTCAACGTCTTCAATATTTATAAAATAAGATTCAGACACGCCGCCGGGTGTGTCGCAATCTTTCAAACTTATACCATTTGTTAATTTACAAATCATAACTGCCTCCTTCTATAATTCTATATATTTCACAAAACTTGTAATATCAGCTACAGCAGTGCCGAGATATACTTGCGAGGAAAATCGAATAGTCTCATTATCATTACTATACCAAACTCTAACATCATCGAAATCGCTTTCTAAATCTGTAGCTAAAAATAGGTAGTTTGAAATCCCCGCTACTGCACGCATTTTGTTACCGCTTATCGGCATATGTGGAGAAGCCACTACCACTGCGTTTGTGAGAGGTAGATTAAACCTATTATTTACAATTTCTATCGATGAAGTTATAGGAGCTGTCGAACTAAAAATTTGCCCCCTTATAGCTGTCATCATAGCAGAATTGATAAAAATTACAGGATTAGCCTCGTTTGAAGTTTGCCACCCACTTGGTAGATTTTCATAAAGTGCTAGTAAAATTTCGAGAGGATCAGTAGCAGAGATAGTAGGTGCAGTACCTCCTGCTAAAATTTTTGTTAACAATCCATCAGTGCTATCAGCAAAAGCATATTCCTGTATGTTTTTTCTTAAAACTTGTGCGAAATATGCGAGCAAAGCTTCATTTATGTCTAAATTTTCATTACGTGCACCATCGGAAATATGCACTTCGAGCACCATGTTCACTAGTTCATCTAAACATAGCTCTAAACCCATTCTTTTTTTAGTTACAGATATATCTACGTCGGAAATTACCATATCAGTAGTATCCACAAAGCCACACCCGGTTGAATCTACAAGCCCGTTGCCAGAGCCATTAAGCCCTTGTAGGTAAATTTTAGGAATTTTTTGTGTTCCTTTAATGTTTGTGATTATTCTGACAAGGTCTAAAAATTCACTACTGTCAAAGATGCTATAAATCACGTCTTCAATTTTGTCTTGTGTAATGTTAATGTCTGTGGCTCCACTTTTATCAATAGCAAATTTGTATTTATTTTTACCTATTTGCATTGTAGATATCTTTCTATCTACTTTAAAATTAAATTCTTTCATTTTTTGCCTCCTTTTTTTTAAAATTTTACTTTAATTTTTGAGTAATCTGTACGAACGTTGCTATTATTGTCATCAGTTAGTGGTTTAGTCTTTTTAGCTGTAGCAGTAGGTTTCGAAGCTGTAAAACTTTCTAATTTTTTCTCTATAGCTTCTAATCGCTCTTGCAATTTTTTGAATTCGCTCGCAAAGTCGCTCTCTGCTTTGTTTTCAGACACTTGGTTAATAGCTGTCATAGTGCCATTCTCGTCTACAACTACTTCGTAGACAGCATTTTCGTAGTTAATTAGATACGTGCCTTGCTCTAATGTAACTTTAGTGCCATCTTCAGCTACAGTATAGATTATCTGACCTACCTCGAAGCTATCGAACGTTACGTTCACGCCTTGATCTGTAACTGCGTCAAGGAATTTTTCTTTTGTTTTTTCTTTTTGTTTTTCTTTTTCCATATTTTTTTTGTTTTTATTGTTTATATATTTTAATTTTAACTTTTTTAAATCAGCTAATACCTCTATCGAGAAGCCTCGCAACTTTTTGTCTTTTATCATATTCCAAATTTTTTTATCCACTACCTTGTAACTCACTATCCACGTGCCCTTTGGCAAAACGCCAAATTTTTCAGGAGCCTTTTTATTATCATCTACGAAGTAACTTTCTATAAGAATAGCACTCCCTTCAAGCGTTTCACCATTATGCTCTATACTAATTTTGTTAAAATTATTTTTGCTAAAATAATCGTATGCCATTTTTTCTATCGCTTCTGCAGTAAACACTAGCATATATTCGTAACCATCGTCGTTTCTGTAAATAGGGGTATTAGCTAGCATAACCACACTTGTAACCATCTGCTTTTCAGCATCATAAAAATCCAACCGCTTTTTAGCATCAGAAAAGTATAACCACTCCTTCTCAGTTGCAGGCTCGGATACAAACGAGTTCACAACCATCTCAATATCTTTAGTTTCGTCGATTTTATATACATCCATATAAATTAATTTTTACAAATATACGCATTTTATCTATTAATTAATCATCTTTGTCAAAATTTTCACGTTGTAACGTGAAAATCTGCACAAAGCTATCTTTAACTATTATTTTTAAGTCGTTTATATCAGTAATTTCTATCTTATCCCAATACCTTTCTAGTAGATTTTTTCGAAACTGCTCTCGAATTTCCTTATTAGTAGTGTATAAATTAATCGTGCAGTGTAGATTTTTACTGTTATCTTTATAATAAATATCCGCTATTTCATTATTAAAATAAATATATATGCTTTTCATAAGACCTGATTTACATTTATACGACGAATTCTGTTTTGAGTATTAGTAATGTCGCTTTCGAGCACGTAAACCTGCTGTGGAGGAAGTTCAGTAGCTCTGTTTTCCTGCACTGCGTTGTAATTTTGATTTACATTATTCGTGAGTGCAGGATTTATGCCACCACCTACACTAATATTCCCACTATTCGCTATTTGTTTTGCTTGTGAAATAGTCGANGCNATTATTCCCATAAACGTCGCTAAAGTAGTGACGAAATAAGCGATTTTTGAAATAGGATCTGGCATATCTTTAGCACCGTCAATAGCAGCTCGCACCGCTGCACCCATAGCTGCAGCTTGGTTCAAAGCTAACGAAACCATAGCCAAAGTTTTTTGCTGTTTTGAATTCTCTTCAGACATTGCACTCATGCTTGCAAAAATTTGTGATAAACCTCCAAGAATTCTCTCACTATATTCTACATTCATTAAAACAGCTGCCTGATTTCTATCTTTTCGCATTTGCTCTAAAGCAGCTTTATTCATCTCAATTTCTTTATCATAAGTTTCTTGAATAATCCTCAACTCCTCATCCTTCAACGCTTGTAAATTAGCTAACGCCTGTTCGTCTTCCATTATCCTCGCTTCCTCTAATAATTCTTTGTATTTATCTTCTATTTCCTGCTGTTTAATTCTAAAACTCTCTTGCAAATACGCTGTTTTATCTTCACGCTCTTTCAACGCTTCTAAAGTTTGTTGTAACCGCTCCTGCTCTTGTTTTTCTAAAAATTTCGTATAGTTCTCTTCAAATTTTTGTCGCTCAACTTCAAGTTCAATGTCATATTTTGTATTTATATCAGCCCGCTTAACAAGTCGAGCTTGCTCTAACTGTTCTAAAGCTTTATCATATTTTGCTTTGTCATTTTTATATTGCTCTAAAAAATTTAACTGCTCTAAATACCACGTTTCAACGCTCTCCAAATCTTTATTTCGTAGATGCTCTATTTTGCCAAAAGTGTCAAGATTACTTAAAATATTTTCTTCATTTAATTTTTCTCTATAATCTGCGCTTTGCTGTAAAATTTCATTTATTTGTTTATTATAGTTTTCATAATCTTCAGCTAATTTTTGTAACCGCTGTTTTTCAGCTTCAGCACGCTGTCTTGCACGCTCCTCTGCAGCTTGTTTAGCAGCCTCCTGTTTTTCTTGCTCTTTTTGAAGTTTTTCATTATTAGCTTTTGTCTCGTCTATTTGTTGTTGTACCTGTTTAGTAGTTGCATAAGCTATATTATACTGCCATTGCATCATTCCATCTATAATTTTACCATTTTCATCAGCAAAATTCTTTTGTATGTATGCTAAATAGTTTATTCTAACTTCTAAATCAGCTGTGAGCTTATCTATTAGAGCATTGTTGCGCTCTATAGCAGTAGCATTAGTCAAATTCAGTTTTATAAGTTCTTTTTCATAATCTTCATTATTTTTCTTTAAAGCATCTGTATATTCTTTTATATCATCCTTCATAGCTTTGTAAGCCTTTTTATTAGCACGCTCACGCTCTCTCAAAGCCTTCTTATGCTCTCTTGCTAATTGTTTTTCACTTTTTTCCACCTCTGCATTGCTATCTACCAAATCTTTGTTACTTTTAAAGATGCCTCCAAATAGTTTCCCTACTGCCTTCCCGAAGTCTCCGAGCCATCCGACTACTTTTTTTACAACTTTGATGACTTTATCAAAATTGCCGATTAACATACCTAAAGCTACCACGAGTGCACCTATCCCTGTGCTCATCAAAGCCACTCTGAAAGCTTTCATCACACCCGTAGAGGTGCCAACCGCCATTGTATACATTTTTTGCGAAGCTGTGAGTAACTTATTTGCAGTTATGCGAGCATACTGTCCTAGTAACGTTTGTTTTTCAAAAGCTTGAGTAACTTGCAAAATAGCATTGTAGCTTTGCTGCACTATCATCATTTTACTCATAATTTGTAGAAACTTCTCACTCTCACCTCCTAACAACCCCATTATACCTGTGAACGCTTGATAACTATTTACAGCCACATTCACGCCCTGCATTGTCAAATTCATTTTTCGATGATCTTGCGAGAGCTGTTGCACTTGCATCTGTAAATCTGAATATTCATCTTTTAATTTTGCTGCACGCTCCAGAGCCTCTACTCCAATCGCTGATTTAGTCCCCGCTTGAACGGCTATGTCTTGATACTCTTTAATAGCCATCCTATACTGCCTTATAGACAAATTACCTTCGTCCATATTTTTATTAAGTTCAGCTAACTTTTGTGAGAGTTTATCTGCACCGCTTGTATCTTGAAAGCTCTGATTGATTTGCTGTCCAAGATTTTTCGCATCTTGCACGGCACCTTGTGTATTTAACTTCGCTTTAAATATTATATCTTTTGCCATATATGTTAATTATTGATAAATCCAATGTTGTGTAACCTCGTCCCACACGTATGTCCCAGCCAGCTTACCATTGTCTGCGTAGTCCTGTATGAATTCAGTGCTGTGAGCACCTATACAGCCTGTTCCAAGTGTAGCATTTGCTCCAATTGTTATCGTTGTGAAAGTGCTATTTAAAAACGCATNATCTCCAACTNNCTGCAAATTNGGACAATTNAAATCGCCATTGAATTGACTATAATAAAAAGCATATTGACCAACTGTCTGCAAATTCTGACAATTGAATGAACCAGTGAATTGACTATAAAAAAACGCACCAATTCCAACTGCCTGCAAATTCGGACACTCGAACGCACCATTGAATTGACTATTCAGAAACGCACTATATCCAACTGTCTGCAAATTCGGACAATTGAAATCGCCTGTGAAAAGACTTAAATGAAAATCATATTGACCAACTGTTGTCAAATTCGGACAATCGAAATCGCCTGTGAATACACTATATCGAAACGCATAATCTCCAGCTATTTTCAAATTATCCATCTTAAAATTACCTGTAAAAATAATATTTCGAAAGACATCCTCTTCAAGAAACTCGACAGGAAATAGATAAATACCTTTGAAAAATGAATAATCGGGAAACTCANTTTCTGTATNGNCGTCTAATAGACACTCTACTATCTTATGTTCAACTTTATCATATTTGCTAACATTATCTTGTATGTATCTATTATAAAGAATATCANNCAACTCCTGCACCGCTACTGCACTATCATTAACATTACTTATATTTACCAACTCCGCTTTGTTGCTAATCATTACACCTTGTTTACCTAATGTCTCTAAAAAATCTGCTGAAACATGCTCTGTATCTATCAATAAAGGTTTTATCCAACCACCGAATTGCCAATTCCCAGAAACGATTACAGGTTTTTTTTCTATTTTCGGCACTTCAACGTCTATCATCTTTAACAAAGTTACCGATACAACGCTCTTATTCGGCGACCAATCGCTGATTTTTAACAATTTCCAATAGTTGTTTTGCCAATAAACTATACGTGTTTTGCTTAAACTACTGAAAGTTAGTGGGTCAAAATACGCTTTTAGTCTAACAACTTTACCTGTTAATGTTATATATTCCTGCAAAATGTTATAATAGTAGTTATAAAACAAGTTATCTAACGGTATAGTGTCCATATTAGTAAAAACCGCTCTGGGAGTGTCATATGAGTAGTCAAAATCTGCACTGCAAAAATCTAAATAATTATATTGACTATGATTATAGTTTTCGTGTATATTTTCATTATACCAAATTTTTAGTAGTTCATTATTATTATTCGTATGCACTTTTCTTACACCTATAAAGCATTTGTCTGCACTTACTTTTTTTAAATTTCCATTTTCATTTTCGTAGCTCGCTGAAAATATATATTCGTTGTTAATAGGATAGATAGCTGCTTTCGTTAATGTAAATTCATTTTTTATTTCAAGCTCGCTTTTTGCGTAGCTTTCAAATTCTGTTTTAAATTCGCCAAATGCACGTCCATATTG